ATAAAGGGTTAGTAGGATTACCGTTCGGAGTTTTACCCGGTTCTGTGTATGCCGAGACTTTCAATCCAACAAGACCATCGGCGATCTCATTTGGCTCAACATCTTCCTTGGTTACTAAGTCGCTACCTGCTGCTCGTAGAAATCCAAATAAAAATCCATAAGCTTTAGGAGTCAAAACAAAGTTACTCCACAGTTTTCTGTTTATAAAGATACCATCCGTTACATGAAACGTAGTTTTTATCATTTCATTCCCTGTAGACGCAGTTGTCAGTTCGGCATTCTCCACTACTAAGTTGTAACGTCCTTCTGGCAATGGCTCAAACCCATCTCCACTCCTTTGAGTTTCCCCTACTTCTTTAAAGTTAATACCCATTATTTATTATTGGTTTTTGTTGTTAAATCTGATAATAATAACTCAGCTTCGTCTTGTTTTAGATCCAGCACACTTGTTACCATGTAGTCAGCTTTTAGTTTCTTTTTTAAGTCTTTTTGGTCCAGGCCGCTAGCAGCATCTTCTATTTTTTCTAGGGTATCAGCCTTTACTCCCGCTGTTTTTAATTCTTTACCTTTGTATTCTATATCAACACTTCTTCCCATACTTTCATTTTGTTCTAGGTTTTGTTGTTGATTAAATACTACAGCCTCTCTTTCTAACCCTTCTATTCCTATAAACTGAGTAAAAGATTTATAGTTAAACTCAAATTCATGAGGTAACTTATTTGTTCTATCTTTCACCATTTTGGCCATGTGGTTACCTTCTTCGTCTGTGTACAGTTCGAGCACTATATCAAAGTGGTAGGGCAAATCTTTAGGGCCTTCAGGCGTAGTTCCTATCACCTGCATAAATTCATCCTTATCAGTACTATACAAGGGTTTTGATTTAGCTGTTACGATAATGTTCATATCCAACGATAACATTTTTGTAATTAAAATCTTAACGTCTGACTTAATGAATTTATAATCTAGAGGCCTAATTTCATAATTAGGGTTCCCAGACTTTATTCTCATTTTTGCTACTTGCTTTTCTATGATTGAGTCATATAAGTTACTGAAAGAATCAATTACAAAAGTTTTAAACCCCGCAGGATCCTTTAGTAGCTCGTCTACTGCTTTATTAACTTTCTTAGGGCTAACTGTTTGAATACGATGAAAGTCAAAGTATTCTCCATAGTGCTCAGTTCCCCTCTCTGTGTCGATTACAGCAGGCTTAGGAAAGTGTAGACTTACTACCGATTTTCCAGTCCCTGATGCACCGTATATAAGCATTTTTAGTCTTTCTGCTCTTGGCTTTGCTTTTTCAAATAAGCTCATCTAGTTTTCTTGGTTATATTATTTTATTTTATAAAAGTGTAATTTTTTGATATTAAGTATGCGTTGTATGTTGCTTGAACATCTCTTAAACAATACTCCTTTATTTCTTTGATCCTCCCATCTTTAAACGCTACAGATACGTTCTCTGCAGTTATTTCTTCTTCTTTGGGAGAGGGTATTCCGAGGTGATCACATGTCAATCTAAGGCTGGCCCCTTTAAACCTATCATAGTCTGCCATAATAACATGAACATCCCAATGAGGGTACTTAAAGAATTTCTTAGTGTTTAAAAAACTTTGGTTAGTAGCTTTCAATCCATGTTTCATCGACCTTTTTATAATCCAAGGAACGTCAAAAGACAACCCATTGAATGATATAAATAGACCCCTAAAACCTGACACTATCTTCCAGAACCTAGATAAAATATCTTTTTCATCTCCTGTTAACCCAATAGTATCATACTTACCATCTGTTGTAGTTTTCATTAATCCTATACATACTATTTCCCCAAAGTATGGGTTGGTTCCCATTATCAAAGACTTTGCAGATTCGTATTCTTCTGTGGTTGGTTCACTAGACCCCGAGAACCTTCTTTCTAACTTTTTATCCAGCTCATGCTGTTGGATATTACTTAGCTCTGTCTGAGGTACAGTTTCTATATCGAAAGTAATAGTTTCCATTTAATTTTGTGATTATTAGTTATATTAATTTATTTTACTTCTCTCTTTAATATAACTAATTCACCTAATTAAAGCAACAATGGTTCTGATATTGGCGCTATTAAAAACAAACTTTCAAACTCAGGGAAGGTATCTTTCATTAATTTTAACACGGTATCTGGCGTATTTGTTCTGGAACTTAGATGCCCGAAAGCAATCCACTCTACGCTACCCAAATCAACATCATTCTCTATATACTCCGATATTTGATGGTTACCTAAGTGACCAAAAGGTCCCGATATCCTCATCTTTAATAACTCATCATACTTTTCATAGTCATCTAACATTTGTTGATCGTAATCAGCCTCTAGAAAGTATGCGTCACAAGACTCTAAAGCTACCCTCATTACTTTTGATATGCTTCCGGAGTCAGTTAAGTAGCCAAACTTTTTATCTGTACCGGTATCTGTGATTGTGTAGCCTAAACTTGCTTTACTGTCATGCTTAGTAGTGTATGCTTTTACTAACATATCTCCTACTTTGATTTCATCCCCACCTTTTATGAACTGTACATCACAATTTTTAAATATTTTTTCTTTTGCAATGAATGATTCTTCTGGTATATAAATAGGACATCCCTGTTTCCTACCTACAACACCTGCCCCAGCAACATGGTCATGATGCTCATGTGTTATAAACAGGGCGGATATTTCTAAGTCATCTTCTTCAGATGCTTCAAGTATTTTTTTGTAGCTCACTCCAGCGTCTATAAGCAAAGTAGCCTCCGAAGAGGCCACTTTACAACAATTACCTGAGCTGCTACTGTACAACGGGTGTATTTCCATTATAAATAATCTGGTTTAACTGTAATTACTCGCACAGATCTTCCCTGCATTTTTCTTGACTGTACTGTTTTATCATAAATCATTCCGTTTTCGTAAAGCTCGTGTATTATAGCTTTCTTTGTGTGCGTCAAACTCTCGTTAGATGCTCTTAGAAATGATTGAATTTCTTTAAAAGCTAGGCTAACGACTAAGTAACCAACGGGCTGCTCTACTTCTTTGCGTGTTCCCCAATATCCTATTATTGGCGTGTGATTGTTCTCTTCCACATCTTCCATATAATTTGGTAACATTCTTACTTTCCCGCTGGATAAAAGCTCTTGAAGTACTTTTAAGAACCTATCCGATGCTAATTCCTCAGCAGCTTCTAGTGCAACATCAATTATCTGAGTGTCTAGTAAGGATAAAAACTCTTCTTGTGCTTCCTTTGCTCTCTTCTTACTCCATACAAATTCTGATACAAATTTAAAACTTGTCGCTAAGAGAGATACATTTCTGGCTATCCGTATATCATTAGATTGCCCAGCTATTTTGGAGTAAAAATGGTCCATATTATCTTGCATAGATTTGTTTATTAGTACTGGAGCAATATTAAATACATGGTGTAGGTATCTAGCAGTGAATCCTGGGTAGAACTGCTTCATTTCTTGAATCCTACGTCCTTTTACCATGTCTTTAAACTTAGTATTGCACGTAGTTGGGACCATTCTTGCTAAATTAGATGCTTCACCGGATGGCGTATCTTCGCCTGTGGAAGCAAGCCACCCTCTAACAATAAATGTCTTTGCTAATTCCATGTTAGCAGTCATCCTTGATCTGGCTGTGTTATCTGCATAGTTTTGCATTAGGGTCATAGCACCGTCAAAAGCTCCTGGTTTGAAGAACATTCTCTTTTTGAAGTCATCTATCATAAATAAAGTATCTTTCATAAAGTATCCTATTCGTCCTAGTGAGTTTGATGTAGAACTCCATGTAGGAAATGACTCAAACTTACCATAGAAATGTTGAAATGCTTCCATTGTGTAAGACTTACCTGTACCTGACTCTCCTCTAACAAAGTATGTAAACTTTGTTCTATCACCCTCTAAAAAAGGAAATAAAATGGGTAAGAAAGTAAATGATAGGGCACCGTATGTAACTTCTTTGTTTACAATTTTCATCAAATCTTCTTGAATATGCTTCTTTAAAGATATAAAAGTTTCATCGTCTATTATTTGTAAGTCAAGGTACTCTGCGAATTCTTCCCCCTCTAAACTAACCAGGGTATCATCATTATTTCTTATACCATTTTTGTCTATAATAACGGACGGACTCATATATTTGTGAGGATACTTATCGTCCCCCTTTAGATCATTAAACCCAAACTGTTTTAGTATAAAGACTGCCTTAGACTTAGCATACTTTTGGATAGCTGTTTTTATAGAAGGTATGTTTTCTATAAGTAGTTGGTTAGGCCCTAGAGTTTTATAAACAAAACCTTTTAATTTTTCATCGTTAGAAAAATCATCTGAAGAAATTTCGAACTCTATCTCATCTTTTTCTTTTCGTATGTTACCTTCAAATATTCTTTTATCAAATTCAGCCATGCCTGTGCTGATTGTAGTATCCTTTGTTATTTCCATTGTAAAGCTAGAAAGTTTTTTTATCTTCGTGTCTTCCTTTCCAGGTAACCTCTCATAGTAAGAATTTCCTTTGCGGAAAAGAAAGTCTGATTTGTCTAAAGCATTAATATCCACTTCCTTCTCTTGAGTAGACCAGTGGTAAAAAGCTATCGGACTTTTTGCCCTACCAATAGCGGTACACCTTTGTGAACAAATGCTCCCATATTTACCATCCT